TGCGTTCTGTCTTGCGGCAGCAGTATTAGCTATCTGGTTGGCTGTATTAGCCCCTGCACCGGCTAACAGAGCTTGCAGATTTTGCCCTTGACCGCCATAAAGGTTAGATAATCCCTGACCTTGCAGATTGGCATAATTAGCAAGGTTCTGACTTTGGGCTGCGATATTATTAGCTATATCCCGTCCGGCTCCGATTCTTTGAGCAGATAATGTATTACCTACCCCGTAGGCGTTTTGAGCGCCCTGCATACCGCCTTGCATATTGTAATTAGCTCTGTCCTGTGCCGCCCTCGAAGATATATCAGCCAGATTCAAACCACGCTGCCCATAAACACTGGCTAAATTTTGCCCCAGGTTACTCATGGTCTGTAATCCCTGAGTTCCTCCGGTCATCGCCATTTGACCTGATTGTTCTCCGGCCCTTTGTAAAGCTCCCAAACCCTGACCACCAGCGCCATAAGCCATTTGTCCTAATTGACCCGCTGCCCCTGTGATAGCCTGGAGTCCTTGAGTCCCTCCTGTTAGACCTAAGTTAGCTAGTTGCTGACCAGCCCCGCCTAATATATTAGCGCCGCCCTGGCCTCGTAATACGTTCAAATTGGCTAGTCCCTGGCCCGTTTGGGTCTGAGAACCGCCCATAACATTACGCTGCGCTGCTAATCGGGCTGCTGCATCAGTTTGAATACCAGCCTGAGCCTCACCACCTCTGGCTGCCAATCCAGAAGCTCCGGTGGCTGCTTGCATCCCCTGACCGGACAATGCTTGTAAATTACTTATCTGGTTTTGTAAATCCTGGCTTGCAACACCTTGACCATATCTCAGTAGTTCTTTTTGAACATTCCCGCCGGTTAGACCACCTGTTCTAGCAGCATTTCGAGCAATAGACCTCTCACCTTGCTCTTGTAAAAACCTCATCTGTGGAGACGCTTGGTAAGCCTGGTCAAAAGCCTCTTGACCTAATGCACCGCTTAGGGCCAGTTGATTTTGATGCGCTTGCTGTCCACCCTGAGCGTAAGGGTTGAACATCTGTTCCCCTCGCCCAAAGGCTTGTTGGACTTGCTGACCGGCAACATCTCGCCCGGCCTGAATATCACCAAGCCCTGCACCATATTGACCCATCGCCTTGGCTTCAGCAGCTTGTAAATCAGAACGCGCACCACCCAAACCACCGTATAAAGCACCTAACCCTGCCTCTGTACCACCCATAATATCTTGACGGGCAGAACCTAAACCAAGCCCAAGAGCTTGCAGCCCAGAAGCAGTACCAGAAGCTATATCACCTCTGCCAACCCCCAAACCCGCACCCAAAGCGGTTAATCCCTGGCCTACTCCGGTAGCAATATCGCCCCTGCCGCCCTGAATTCCTGCAATAAGGGCATTTAAACCAGAACCCGCACCGCTAGACAATGCAGTAGCAGCTTCCCCTGCCCCGCCTGTAATATCTGTTCTGGCTTGTTGTTCTCCTCCGGTAATCTGACCTCCGGCTACATCTGTTGCCGCTTGAATTCCTGCTAGAGAAGCATCTAAACCGCCAGCTAATGCTTTCTCTGCGCCAGCTAATCCTATCTCATCACCTGTTGCTGAAGCTGAAGCGGGAGACCGCGCAGCAGTCCCTGCGGTAACAGACGGTGTTAGCCCGGCTTGGGACATTTGCGACCTGACAAACTGAGGTGTAGTACCATAGATAGCTGCCGCTTCGTCCACCGATACAGTGCCTTGGTTTAAAGCCCGAAGAACCTGGTCAATTTCCTCCTGAGTGTAATCACCATCTGCAATGGGTAAGCCTTTATCCACCCGCATATTTATGTTGGTAACTTGTCTGTTTACTTCATCCAGCGGTATTTGATAATTCTGGGAAACCTGTTCAGCAGTGAGTGTTCCGTTATTCACCGCAGCCATTACAGCGTCAATTTCTTGCTGATTATAAGCCCCATCTTCTCTGTAGGCCGGTAAACCTGATGCTTGCTGTTGAGGTGGAGTTCCAGCCTGTAAAGTTTCCAGATTTGGTGGTAGACCACCAGGAGGAGCCATTCTTTCCTGTGGGGGTGATACTTGTGGCCGTTGTTCTGACAAACGCAGTTGGCGGTTTTCCTCTTCCTCTCGCGCTCTATCTGCTCGCTCTCTATCTACTCGTGCTGCCTCTCGGTCTGCCTCTTCACGCAAACGCTGCATTTCATCCCTTTCATTGCGCTCATCTCTTTCTACGCGCTGTCTTTCTTCTTCCCTGTTTCTTCCTTCATCTTCTCTTATGCGTCTCAATTCATCAGCATGGTCATCCTGTTCACCAATTACTCTTGCCTCTTCGTCACGGATATTTCTTAGAGTTCTAGCGGCTGCTCCATCATTAAATACTTGGTCTCCCGCTGCATTAACACTAACTGTTGGCGTTGTTGGTGTAGTTATTTGCTGCGTCTGTTGTCTACCTCGAATATCGTCAGCCCGTGTTTCTGGCGCTCTGCCTTCCCCGGTGTCTATCTCATACATCCGGTCATCTAAATTAGTTGGAGGTGATGGAGGTTGATTCTGGGCGGGAAGTTGTGCAGATATTCCCAGGGCTTGAGCCGCCTGAACCGCTGTTCCCGGTGGCATCCCAAAGGCTTGTTCCAAGGCTTCAGAACTCATCCCGTCAGCAGCGGCTTTCTGAAAGACCTGTCTTTGTAATTCAGGGGGTACTGGTTGACCAGCAGCCGCTAATCGCTGTGCAATCTGAATTGGGTCAGGCTCTCTGATACTTTCTCGTATCTGCCCCTCTATCTGCCCACCCATCCCTCGTCTACGTCTAGCCATTAGGCATATCCCCCGCCATTGCGTTTATTGACGTTGCCAGCCTCAATAGCTTTTGACCTTGCCCGTCTATCGTGCATCGTTCTAACGAAATGCTCATCCATAAAAGGGTTAATAGGGTCATCTTGAGCCAATATAGATAAATAATTTGGATTGGTAACTGAAGCGGGTAGATTCTGCTGCGCCCAACTTGTGTCGTAATTAATATTCACCGGCTGTAATGAGTCATAGTCTATAGCCTGACCCCGTATAGCAGCATCGTGCATGGGCAGCCCTGCTAATATTTGCTGCTGTGCGCCTACATTACCCTGATTGAAAGCATCAAATTGATGCGGGATAACGTCACCCATAACATTAAGACCTTGCTGCACACTTTCAGTCGCAGCGTGAATAGCCGAAGGCAAGGCATCGGCGGCATCCCGTCTTGCCGTTCTCGTATTAAATTGCCCTGCCCTTAAGCCTTGGGCTGTTTGATGTTGTGCGCCACTTTGCTGACTGCTATCACTAAACACTCCACTCATAATATCGCCTCAATCTCTTGTCTGCTGATACCCATTATCCACTGGTCGTGTAATTCGCCATCTTTTTCAAAGGACTTGGTTAAAAGCCCTTCAACTTTAAACCCTTGCTGTAATGCAAACAATTTTATGTGTCTGTAAATAACTGGTGTTTCTGCTATCAATTTCTCAAAGTCCATGTTTTCAACTATGTAGGCTTTAAATTCTTTTGCAGCCTTATCTACCAACCTCCCTCGAAACTGTTTAGGGATTGCAGGGTGAACACATAATATTACTCCACTCCGTCTTTCTAATATCCATAAACCTTCAAAATCTTCCATCTTCTGCATGAAATAGCCGAGCCTGAAATTAGGCTCAAACTCTTCATAATTCATGTCATCAGCACCTACTTCATCAAACAGTTCAGGCGTGATGAAATTCTTTATTTCCTCAGCATCTTGTGTCTGAACAATCACACCGCCAACCACCCCATAGTCTTGTCACCGCCTATATCTGGCTGCATCTTCCTGTACTGTATACCTCCTGCACTACCTGCTGTATCCAGATAAAGACTAAATTGCCTTGCTTCTACACTTCCCTCTGGTGTTCCGCTTCCTGTAATCGGTATGCTCAAAGCGGCATCTTGTGTAAATTGCCTAAAAGGTGATGCCATAGTCCCATCGTCTTCAATGATAGGCTGCGCGACATTTAACTTATAGCTCATATCGTCCCTGGAATAATATTAGCCGTAAGCTGTATTAATACCGGCTTAACCGGGTCAGTTAAAGTAAACCTGAACATCTCAAACCTCGATGCCCTGCCGTTCCTTCGCCATATCGCCCGACTGTTATATTCGCCAATCTTTCCTAGTGTTCTGTATCTCATGGCTGACCAGGTAAAGCCATTTTCACTCCTTTCCATTCCAATCAGCGGCTCTGGAGAATTAGCCAGCCCCACTCCAGACTCAGTGGTTAATTCTAAGGAAGGTACAAAAAACGACTGCATATTATTTTGGAAAGGCTGTGTAACCATACGCCTTTGAATAATATTTCCATATTCAGTATAAACGTCAGGGTCAAGCCTACCTATACGACCATCCTGTATATCACCACAAAAGACATGGTTATAAGCCTGAACCATTGAATTAACTCTATATGCACCAACTACGCCGCCTATTCGGGACTTCCTTTCATGCCATTTCTTTGAAATGGTGTCATAAACCAAAGCAGAAGCCGGTAATGCGAATCCTATAAAATAGGCTCCTTTTTGAGCATAAGACCAGCTATAGATACTTTGCATCTGGTCTTCAGTTAAACTGCTTAAAAGGTTATCTATTGCCGTTGTAGAGACTTTTACTAACTGATTACCCGCCAGCGACCAGATTGCTGGCCCTTCATTTTCACCAGCGCCTACAAAAACAAACGTATTTTCAATGAGATTGACACTAAAAGGCGCAACAATTCCCTTACTTAAAAACAATCCGGTACGCTGAAACGGAAAGTCAGCACCACCGATATTCTGAAATGCCTCGATAGTCTGTGTGCCAGCTATAAACAGTTGATTTTTAAAGACAACTGGAGCCACTATTTCATCAGGGTCAGATTCAGCCGTACCATAATCCAAGGCATTATAATTAAGCCCGTCATTTATTGAACTGATGATAAATTTCTTTGTATCAGTTGTTAGACAAAAGTAACCGTCTATAAACACGACCTGCTGTGGATTACCATTTGCAGTAAAGTCGCTATCCGTTATCTGTGCAAACGCATCCGTTGAGTGGTTATATATAAACCCGTCACCACCCGGAACCAGAACTAATAACTGAGTCCCATTATCAGCCATCGAGACTCTTGTAGTTCCGGTTATAGCTCCTACTGACGTTGCTGTATAGGTTCCGCTTGATTCGGTTAATTTGTATAAATAACCGCCATTTACAAAATACGGTACGCCATTCATGGTATGAGCGCCCCGGTTTACCCTTGCATCCAGTTCAACTGCTGTAGTTGCTACCTGTTCAAGTCCGGGTGTACCAAATAAAGTCTCCTGATTTAATGCCGGAGCCTGGAAAATATTATTGGGATAGAAATTAGTACACTCCTGAGCCGATATAGGCAGGGAATCGCTAATATAAAACCCGTTTGCTAATGGCAGTGTGGTTACTGGCAAAATTCAGCCCTCTAGCTTGTCCTGAATGTAGCTCTTGAAACTACAATATTGTCGGTTGATGTATCATTTTGAACAAATAACTCCACATAGTCATTGGTTGCAAATGACAGCACCCAAGACGTTGACAGTGATTGTTCTACCGCAGTAGTTACAACGCTTGATATTTCACTGCCAGCAATAACCGTTCCATTTTTAGCAATAAACAAAGATAGATTCTGTGCGCTTGCAGAAGAAGGCGCTAAAGAAATAGAGGCGTCAATTTTTATATCTATTGCAGTGCCGCCGGTGTAGGTAAGTCTTCCGGCAGTAGTCGCTGTAACTGTTGAGGTCTTTTGACTTACCCAGGTTCCGGCAACCAATACCGGAGTGCTTGTAACAGCAATAGTCGTAGCCGTTGCGTTATCCTGCATTGAAACCAGACCATCAACTATCGTATCAGCTACCTTTGAAATAGTGATGTAATTATCTGTGGTAGCAATACTGATACCTGTACCAGCTACTAATGAAGCAAAGGTTGGTTGGGCTGCTGTTATATCTTTAAAAACAGCGTGACCCGTTCCATCTGATAAGAAATTATGTGCTACCTCACAGCCTTGGGATGCAGAGACACTTGCTATAATTCCTGACCCGTTTTCTATATTTCGTATTCTATTAACGGTTCCAGAAACATCTAGTATAGCTATGCCACTTACAGCGCCTAGCGTTTCAAGGCTTCCTGTAACT